CCTCGACGTGGAGCGTGTAACAGCAAGGTGCAGTACTGGACCAACCTTGGCGTTGGGTATGCTGGCAAGCGCAAAGTTGGAATACCAGAAGGAAATTCGGGATTCCATAGAAGAGGCGGAATGAACCAAAGGGCGCCCCGAAAGGGGCGTCCTAAAGGCTTTTGATATGACACAAGAAGAGAAGGAAGCAGAGAAGGAAGCACTTCGCAAGAAGATCGAGAAGTTCCTTCAGATACTTGGCGAAGGCAATCGTATCGAGACCGCGTGCGTGATCTCCGGTTTGAGTTACCTGGAGCTGTGCAAACTACGCAAGGTTCCGGAATTCGACCATCAGGTGCGTCAGGCGCAGGTTCTGAAGGAACGGATGATCCTGGACTCGCTCACCCGTGCGGCGATTGAAGGCAACACGGATGCTGCCAGGTGGATCCTTGAACGCAAGTCCGAGGAGTACATGAGCATGAAGGACCGCCGGAACATGAAACTGGCGGAAGAGCGATGGCGCATGGAGAAGAAGATCATCAAGGCTGAGTTGGAGGCGGACCCGCATCGCGTAGCTGCCAACTCTCCCAAGCGGATCGCACCCGTAGAGGACGAGCCTCTGGAGATGGAAGACATTGGAACTAGCGGCGAGGGCGAGGAGGGTTAGGCGTAAACTCGGGCAACACCTGCCGGGTTCCGAAAGGCGTCCGACAATGTGGCGTCCGGATATGCCACCTCCTCACAAGGCCCAAAAGGAAGTGCTTCGGGAGCATTCCCGATTCAACGTGATCAACTGTGGACGCCGATGGGGGAAAACCACCATCGGCTCTTGGCTTGCCATAGAACCGGCATTGGATGGATATCCGACAGCCTGGTTCGCTCCGGACTACAAGGCTTTGTCCGAAGTATGGCGCGAGATATGCCGACTGCTCCGACCAATCACGGTGAAGCGCGACGCCCAACAGCACAAGTTGGAACTTTCCACCGGCGGTATCATTGACTTCTGGTCGCTCGACAGCGATCCGGAGGCTTGCCGTGGACGGAAGTACCAACGTGTCGTGCTTGACGAGGCGGCGAAGGCGCGCCACCTCCAGATTGCATGGGAAATGGCGATACGTCCTACGCTTGTTGACCTCAAAGGCGATGCGTGGTTCCTATCCACACCTCGAGGTCGTGATTACTATTGGGAGTTGTGGTGGCGTGGAAACTCCGAAAACCCAGCCAGAGATCCCGAGTTCGCCTGCTGGCAGATGCCATCTTGGACGAACCCTCATATCCCTCCTGAAGAGATCGACGCTATGCGTCGTGAACTTCCTACAAGCACTTTCTCGCAGGAGATCGAAGCCCAGTTCCTCGAGGTCGGAGGACGTTTCTTCGACGAGTGGTACGAAGACAAGCACGTCGTCATCCCCTACGAGATACCTAAGCACTTCCGATTCATCGGAGGTTTGGACTTCGGCACAGCCAACCCATTCGCATTCGTTCTGGGTGCAATCGACGAATCGAACAAACTCCTCGTAGTGGACGAAGCCTACGGGAACGGAATGCTCCCGCGGGAACAAGCCAAGCTGATCAAGGATTGCTTCCGCAGGTTTGGCATCACCGATCCTCAGGATGTCCTGGTGGCTGCGGATCCAGCGATGTTCCCGCCCAAGGATCCTGCAAAGCGGCTTGGCGAATACCCGGTGGAGGCGTTCTGGCGCGAGGGCATCCATGCGGTTCCGGCAATCAACAACCGCCTGGTGGGATGGACCCGCCTGAAGGAGTTGATGCATACGGACGATCTGATCGTCTTCAAGGGGCGGTGTCCGAACCTGATACGAACCATCCCGCTGATGATTCGCGACGAGAAGAACCCGGAGGACTTGGACACCGATCTCGAGGACCACGCCTTGGATGCACTGCGGTACATGTCGCTGGTCCGCACGCAGGCCAGCGTGGCGAACATCGAGCGAACAATGCCGAAATATGCCACAATCACGGCGGACTACCTGAAAAGATCGGGCCGAAAGGACGATCATATCTGATGGAGTGGGCTATCTTGCTCGCGCTTGTCGCGATATGGTATGAGATCAGGTTGCTCCGTGGTGGGTTCAATGGCGTGATCCGCCTGTTCAGGCGTACAATGAGGGGAAGAAACGTCAGGGACTTCATGTGATGAGACTGCCATTCCAAAAGAAACCCGCTCCATCGGACAAGGATTTGTCGTTGGATCCGGAAGTAACCGAACTTCAGGAGCCGACCGAATCCGAATGGCAGATCCTCAATTATGTGGACGACCAGTTCAAGACGGCATCCGATCACCGTGCGCCGCTTGAGATCGACTGGGCGCTTGGCTTGGCTTTCGAGGAAGGTCGCCAGTGGGTTGGCCTTAGCCGACAAGCCGATCAACTTGTCTCGCTCATCAACGAAGAAGAGCGGCATCGGTATCTGACCAGCCCAAAGGTCCGCCCGCTGTTGATGAAGGTGGAATCGCAAGCAACGCTTGCCTCGCCTGATGTGCGTGCAGTACCGCTGACTGATGACCCACTCGACGTGCAAGCAGCCAAGGAGGCGGAAGCCATTCGAGGCCACTGCTCGCGCAAGTTCGACCGCCATACCCAGACGAAGGAGCGTGTGTCGTGGGCGTTGAAGTCCAGCACCTGTTTCTTGAAGGTGTACTGGGACGACAACAAGATGAACACCATCCCGGTGGTGGACTTCGATGGCTCCGTGAACTTCGAGCAAGCGCCTGTTGGGGATATCTGCGAAGAGATCCTGCCGGCGTTCTCCGTTTTCCTTGACCCTACCGCCAAGACGTGGGAGCAGGTTCGCTGGCTGATCCATGCCGAGACCCGTCCGCTATCCTACTTCGTTGACAAGTTCGGTGAGAATGGCAAGCACGTCAAGCCGGACGCCAAGCGTCAGAGCGCGATCAACGGCTATGTGAACCAGTATCTGAACTCCGGTATCGGATTCGCTTCCCCGGTGCAGACGCCTGGTATGGGCAAGGGAATGGATGCCGCCGTACTCAAGGAGTATTGGGAGAAGCCAACGGCGAAGTTCCCCAAGGGGCGGTACATCATCGTGGCCGGCGGGGTTGTCCTGTACAACGGTCCCTGGCCCTACAAGAAGACGGACGATTTCCCGTTCGTTCCGCTTTCGTACCAGTCCCGATCCGATTCCCCGTATGGGCGATCCCTTGCCGGCGAACTTATCTCGCTGCAATACACCTACAACCGTATCCTGTCCGCCGCGCTTGAGCAGGCGGAACAGCAGGTTGACTTTGTGGCGATTGCAAAAGGCATTGGCACCCAAGCGGATGCGTTCGACGAGATCAAGGGGCGTGGCGTCCGGAAGATATACTACGATGCCACCGCCGGTGGGCCTCCGATGTTCAGCCGGAGCCAAGGCATCAGCGGTGACAAGTTGGCGTTCCTGCAAAAGATCGAGCGCGACATGCAGGACATCGCCGGTGTTCACGACGTGACGCAAGGCTTGGCCCCCGCCGGCACGCCGGCAGAAGCCATTCGTCTCCTGCAACAAGCGGACCAAACCCAGCACGCATCGCTTCGGGCTTCCATTGAGAAGTCTGCTGTGAAGATCGCTGAATGGGAAGTCGCGCTGTACGCGGAGAAGGCTCCTCTGGACATCATGCTGGGACTTCTGGATGCGCGTGGCACCATCGAGCCGCAGGAGCCTGGAATGGAACCAGAGGAGGTGATGACTGGTGGAAAGGCCATGTCCATGCGTGCGTTGCGCGAGGGAGGTCAATACCGTGTCATCTACACCCCAGGAAGCACGTTGGCTGAAGGGCCGGAAGAAAAGAACCAGAAGATTCTCACCTTCTACCAGATGGGCCTCCTCGGAACTCCGGGTTCGCCTGATGCATCGAAACTTGCAATCTCTCTCATGGATCTACCGGAAACTGACAAGATCCTGAAGGCGTGGGAAGCGCAGGAGATGGCGGCGGCGCAACAGCAACAGGAGATGATGGCCCAGCAGCAGATGATGATGGATCAGCAGATGCAGTCGAATGATCCTATGACTCAAATGCAGATGGAAGCGATGAAGCAACAGATGCAGATCGAGTCCCATCAAGCCAAGAATGATATCGAACGCGATGCGGACGAGCAGATGGCTCAGTCAACGCATATGCGCGACCTGCAACGTATGGCCGTGGAGCAAGTCCTACGGCCCGAGTCGTCGACCGCTGGACGTAATCAGCGGAATACAAGAGGCCGTTGATGGCCGAAGAGGGTTCGATGACAGACGAAGAGGCGACAACGACCGTGGACTCGCCGGCCACGGAGTCTGATCTGGCAGTTGCGGACACGGAGGTTCAACCGGCGCCGGGGGATGCGACAATCCCGACCGAAGTGGAAGCGGAAGCGGATGAATCGGGCGAGCCTGGTCCGATTCCCTACAATCGCTTCAAGGAGGTCAACGACCAGTTCAAGGAACTGAAAGCGCAGAAGGAGGCGGAAGCCGCCATCCTTCAGCAGTTTGGTTTCGGATCCCTCGAGGAAATGAGACAAGCTGCCGAACTCGAGCAACAGCGTTTGGAAGAAGAGCGGGTGTCCGCATACTACCAATCGCAAGTTGACGAGGGCGAGTTGGACGAGACCACGGCCACGATGCGGCGTGATCTCGAAATCCAGCGCATGCAGTTCCAGCGCGAGCGCATGGCGGTGCAGGAGTTGTTGCTCCAGCAGCAGCGTCAGTCCGCGTTGTCGGTTCATCCGGCGGCGGCACAAGCGCCCGACATGGTCGATGAACTTATCCGATCCGGGGTTGCACCGGACAAGGCGGCGGCCCAGGTCGCCGCGATGGTGGAGAGGTTCAGCCTCGCCGCCAAGTCCCAGGCTATTCGTCAACCGTCCGCGCCCGCCCCTATGGGTACCACGAACCAAGCGGCCCAACCTACTCGACCACAGAATCCTCTGGATGCGTGGCGTGCAGGTGCAAGCCGCAGTTGGCGTGACATCCTTGGCGGGTCCAAAGACACTCTCTAAGGAGTAAGAAATGGCTGCTGCGACTAACGCACTTACGCTCTACGATTACGGAGCCATGTCGAATGATCCTCTGGTCAAGAAGATCACGATGGGCCTGTATGAAACCGGGGCTTCTGTTCTCGACGTCATGCCTCTCGTCAACACCAAGAGCCTCAAGGCCAACGGTGTTCGGTTCTTGGCTGGATCCCTCCCCACGGTTGGCACCCGCAAGTTGAATGCGGAACCCACTGTTGTGAAGTCGGTCCCGAAAGAATTCGAAGAAGCCGCGTACATCGTGTCGAACCAGTTCCAGATCGACCGGTTCCTTGACATGGAGCAAAACGCGATTCAAGATCCCATTGACGTTCAGTTCAAGGCTTGGCAAGAATCCTTTGTTCGTACCTTCTCGGACAAGTTCATCAATGCCGTGCCGCAGAGCGACCCGGAATGGTTTGCTGGTATTCGATACCGGCTCGGTTCCCAGGGTCAGAGCCTGTACGATATTCCTTCTGAAATGAATATCAACGGCAACAGCGTCGACCTGACGCTTGGTGCCAGCATGACCAGCACGACCTGCGAAACGTTCTTTGAACTGCTCGACCAGTCCCTGGATGCTGTTGGCAGCGCCGAAGGCAATGGCGTCACCATCTTCGTGAATGACACGCTGTTCCGCCGCATCTCCTCCGCGGCCAAGCGTGCCCAGTCCGGCAATGCCTTGGATCAGACCAAGGACAACTTCGACCGGATGATCACGACGTACCGCAATGCGCGTCTGCTTCAGTTGCCGCGCAAGTCGGACGACTCAACGCGAATCATCACCAACACTGAAACGACTGCTGGCGCGGATGGTGCTTCCACCTATACCTCGCTGTACGCGGTCAACTTCGGTGCGGATCGATTCACCGGATGGCAATTCGAGCCGCTTTCGGTGAAGGATCTCGGTATTGACCCGACCGTTGGGACTCGCCGCAACGTGGTGGTGGACTGGGCTGTTGGTTTGTTCCAAGCCAATCCCCGTGCCGCTGCTCGCCTCTACAACATCAAGATCTCCTAAGGAGAAGGAACAATGGCTCTCGACACTCTCCTCTTGATCGAGGATGTTACCACGGCGCAGACCACCGGATATACCGGTACGGCATTCGATACGTCGTCTGCTGGTACTCGTCCGACCAGTCCGTTCTGGGTCCGCATCCAGTTGAATGCCGGTGCGGCAACGGCTGCCCAGATTTCGTTCGATGTCCTGCATGGAGCGACTTCTGGTGGAACGTACTACCTGCATACCAGCGGTGCTGATCAGGCTCTCGCCTTGTCTGCTACGTTCTCGTCCACTGGTACGCCGATCATCTGGATCCCTGTTGCCACCGACAAGCGGTATCTGAAGGTTCGCATGAACTTGGATTCTGGAACCATCACTACTGGCGTCAAATACAACGCTTATCTCTGCGATACCAAGCCGCAGTAACAAGCACTGACAATTCAGGGAGAGGGGAAACCTTCTCCCTGAATCTTGGGAGTATAGTATGCGAAAGTCTTGTGGAAATGGGATGATGCACGGCAAGGAATCCAAGGCCGAGAAGAAGATGGAACAGAAGGAATCCAAGTTGGAGATCCAGAAGACCAAACTCGAGATCGCCAAACTGAAGCGCGAGATGGCTCCGAAACGGAAGAAGTGACATGAAGAAACCAACCGCCGCACAGAAGAAGGTTGAGAAGGTGATGCATGAATACAAGCAGCACTCGCTCAAGTCGTCTTCCGGTCAGAAGGTAACCAGCCGCAAACAGGCCATTGCCATCGCGCTCAGCGAGGCGGGCCAATCCAAGCCTCCCATGAAGAAGGCCAAGGGCAAGTGACATGACACGCGGCGAGATCAAGCGACGTATTCGGATGTACTATCCGGAGTCTCCAGGGACTCAGGGATGGGACGATCCGTTCGCTTTGGACTCGCTTATCAAGGACGCCGCCAACGAAGTCGCGCGTCTGACTGATTGTTACGAGGACATCCGTTACCTAGATATCGTGGCGGGCACGCAAGTCTACTGTTCACCGGACATCTACCGTCCTGTTGCCGTGTTCGCCAAAGACTCTTCCGACAACTGGCAACGCCTGAAGGTCATGCGTTCGCATGACGACAACTTTGATCAGTTCCGGTTCGACTCCTCTTCCGATCCGTGCTCCCATGTGGGATTCCGTGGTGGCAATCAACTGCTCCTTGCCCCTGTGCCTTCCGTGACGCGCAGTGCGGGGTTGATGATCGAAGGATATTGCCAGCCAGGTGAATATTGGGTGTATTCTTCG